GGTTGATACCAATAGTGAAACCTTCAAGTTTTTACGTAGTCAAGCAAGAAGACTAGCAGTAGAAATGGCTAAAGATAATGGTGATCCAGAGAAAGTAACTAAAGGTGTATTAGATTTAATCTTCTCTACTAACTATGTTAATGACTTTGAAAGAGAATCTATAAGAAAAATATTCCCATATACATATGTCAATAGAAATGAATTACCTCCAGTTGATTTAGATATATCAGCAGAGGATTGGTTTATAGAATCATTCACAGATGTATTAGCAGGTAAAAAATCTTTAGATGAATTATTTATTTTTGATAATCCTGAGTTAACTCCTGATATTGATAGAGTTAAAAAACTTACAGGTGAATTAACAGAGGCAGCAGCTTACTTTATTAATGACTTAAGTAGAAATAAGAAAGCTAAACAAGCATTCCCTTCTCTAGCTGTCTATGGTGATGTGTTCCAAAGCCAATATAAACACTTACCAGTATCAGAAGTATATGGATTAAATACATCTGTACCTTCTTTTGCTGCAAAGAGATTAGCATCAGAAGCTATAGAGAAAGCGAATAATAATCCAGTAAGAATGGCTAACATCAACGAGTATACTCGTAACAATCCTGTCGTCTTCTATCATGGTAGTATGGATGGTAATGCATTTAGTAAAAAAACAAATCCTTCTGTAACAATACAGCAGTCAGGTGTTGGTGTTTATGGACCAGCATTCTATGTAACAGGTAACCCAATGGTTGCAGGATACTATGCAGCACCTTCATCATTAACAGCTAAGTCTTTTGATATGTTTAAAAAACAAGCAAAGACAGAAGAAGCTAAAGAATTAATTGATGGTTACTTTATGAATAGACAAATAATAGATGAAGAAGATGCGGCAATTAGAAAATTAGAGTCAAGACAAACTGGTAAAAATACAGAGAAAATAAAAATAGATGATGACCCAGACGTTATAGAGTTAATTAATATAGACGAAGAGATCGCAAGAAGAAAAGAATACATGAGATCATTAATTCAATTTACTAATAATCAAGGTGATGAATTAAAAACTAAACATAAAATTGTAGTTGAGCCAAGCGTTACACCAATGTTTATACGTGCAGATAATTCATTCAACGTTAATGAAAAGTATAGATTAGACTCTGATCCAGAGATTGGTATGATACTTGACAATGCTGTATCTAAAAATCTTACATCAGATGCAGAGATAGCAAGAGTATTTAATGATCCTACTGAAGAGATAGATGGCGATGAATTATATCATCGTATAGCAATGATATTAGATGATAACATTGATGCAAACTATGATGACTTCACAGCTTACGCACAAGGTAAAGCTAGATTAAATTCTATCTTAGTAGAATTAGGATATGATTCTATAAGACACTATACAGGTGGACAACATAAGAATACTGGTAAAGCATCAGGTGGTGTTGCTATAGCGTTATTAAAAGATGGTCACGTTAAACACGTTAACTCTCCTGAGTTTGATATAGCTAGTGATAGATTATACGATACACAAGTTGGTAAAGGCAGTATCAATGGTGCAATACTACAACATGGTAGTGATCCAGCAGCAGTATTTGCTACACGTAAAGCTGATGCAATAGTACCACAACTAGAAGATATGGGTATCTCCCCTTCTGTTGCAGGATTATTTAAAAAGATTAACAATAATGTTGTTGATGAAAAATCATTAAAGACTGCAAAGAAATTTTCTTTTGGTGTACAGATACGTAACAACTCAAGACGTGCAAGAGACTTCTCTAATGCTAACTGGTTAGCTGATTGGGTATCACCTCTTGATAACACTGGTATCTATGAAAGACACAACTCTTTAGCTGCAGATAAATACATTCCTATTAGACAATTACTTAACAAGTTACCTGATGCTTATGGTTGGGCAAGAAACTATGCAAACAACTTTAAGATTTTTGGTAAAACTCCACAACCTAAATCACATACAAAGATACTACGTGCATTACGATATGAGTTAGATACATCTTTACCACAAGTTAAAGCATTATCTCCACAAGAGATGAATGTTGCACAATCTATACGTAAACTATTCCAAGAAGAGTATGAGTTTCTTGTCGATAGTGGTGTAGAAATGGGTAAGATTAAAAACTATGTACCTCGTGTCTATGATGCAGAAGCTGTTAGACGTAACATGGATGGCTTTACAGATAAGATATCATCCTATTTACTACGTGAAGCAAGAGAAGACAAACGTACACTAACTAAACCTATTGCAATGGAGAAAGCAAAAGACATTGCCAATAGAATTATTGATGAAGATGGTACATATCTACCACAGTTTGCAGAAAAGAAATCACCACACTCTGACAACATAGATTTCCAACGTATGTTAAAACTAAATGGTAAAGAATTAGAAGGCTTAGAAGATTTCTTAATCAATGATTTAGATAGTATATTATCTAAGTATGTAGATGGATCAACAAGACGTGGTTTATTCTCACAACAATTTGGTTACAATAATTTTGGCTTTGATGACTACATGCGTGTAGGTACAGAAGGTGTAGCTGGTGTTGCTGACATGCTGATGTCAGATAAACAGGTAAAAATATCTTTACGTTATCCTACTAACGATGGTGGCATGGATACACAAACAACAACAATACCTAAATTGTTTGCACCATTTAAAGATAAGCCTGCACAAGCAAGAAAGTTTGCAAACGACATAGTAGCAATGGCAGAAGCTGGTGACTACATGAAAGCAAAAGCTATGTTACTACGATTAAAACCACTAGCTGGTGAGAATTGGCATGTACGTACAGAAGCAATCATCAATGGCTTAAGAGACTTTGGTGCAGATGGTAATGGTATATCTCTCAAGGAACAAAAATTCTTAATGAATTACTTTAGAGTGTTACAACGTAAGCCAATGGAAGGCGGAGCATTCCATGAAAGTTTAACAACAGCATCTAAAGTATTACGTAATATTAATGCAGTGACGATGTTAGGTTTTACAACCTTAACATCTATTCCAGATACATTCTTACCACTTATTAGAGGTGGTAACATGGGGAGCTTTGTTAAAGCTTGGAAGAAATACTCTACAGATAAACACTATAGAGAGATGTTAGAACGTACAGGATTAAACCTAGAGAATGTTATACATGATAAGATGGCTGGTATGTATGGTTACTCAGGTGGACGTGCAACAAACAACTTCTTTCATGTTATCGGATTATCACAATGGACAGGCATGCAACGTAAGATGGCAGGAGCAGTAGGCTTTGAAACATTCCGTACCATGAATAGAATAGCTGCTGATTTATATAGAAGCAATGGTACACAAACGAATAAGTACAGACGAGCAGCACGTATTCTAAAAGAGTTTGGCTTAGAAGATTATTCTAAACCTGATGCTAAAGGTAAATTTAAAGCAATGACAGAATTAGGCGAAGTAATGTCTTCTCCTGATGCTGATAGATTACGAGCAGCGATGGTTAAGTTTGGTAATGAAACAATCTTTGCACCTAACCCTAATGATTTACCTCTATGGACACAAACACCTATCGGTGCATTGATGTTCCAACTTAAATCATTCCCACTCATGATGGGTAGATTAAGTAGAAAGGTACTAAGTGAAGCAAGACAAGGTAATGTATCACCATTATTATACATGGCTACTTTCGGTGCAGGTATAGGTGGTGTTGGATCATTAGCTGTAAAAGACTTAGCACAATTCAGAGGTGGAGATGATCAAAAGTCTAGTCAATTTAGAGACAGAAAGTTTTCTAAAGATGTACTAGAACAATTTGGTAATGAAAGAAGTGAAGTATTAGAAGGATGGCAAAGAGATATAAATCAATTTGCAGATAAAAATCCTGACATGATGAAGATTGCTTTGTCTATAGGATATGATCCTACTCAACATGGCACAGTAGATAGTTTCTTAGGATGGTATGTTGAAGGTTTAATGCAACTTGGTGGATTAGGTATGGTAGCTGAGTTACTTTACAATTCATCTGCACAAGCAGACAACGGAGCATTTGGTATGTCTCGTACATTATCTTATATTCTTGGACCATCATTCGACACAGTAGCAAACTTTGGTTTCAATACATTGGCTGCTGGTCAAGAAGGGATAGAAGCTGCAGGTAGTAATCAACCTGTTGGTAACTCTGCAAGACGTACACTTACAAGACAACTGTTATCTCGTGTACCTTTATTTGGTGGTAATAGGAAGTTTAGAGAAGGTGGTACTGATGTATTAGCAGGCACACCTAAAGATACTAAAGTAAATAATTGGGGTGCATCAGGCTGGCAAGCTGGATGGAAAGGTACTAGCTGGAATTAGAATCAGGTGGAATAAAAACATCTGAATTTTTTTCACCTTGTTTAATCTCTTTACGTATATCTTTTTGAATATCTTTACGTATTTTTTTTCGTATCTCTTCTTTCTCTTCTTCAGCTATAACTCTATCAAGATAACGTAGCTTTGCTTTATCATCCATAATTTTCCATTCAGCATCTTCTATCTTTTGTTGAGTCCACTTGTTGCTTTCCATTTCATTAAGTTGTTTCTTTGTATAACCATCATGAATCGACATTCATCACCTCCGCAGTACATGCAGCATAGCCAGCAATATCTATCCAAGAGTCTATGTGACGTGGATCCTCTTGCAATCTAGCCATTTTCATCCATACCATCATCATTCCATATTGATCAGGTGTAATCTCATGACCTAAGATTAACTCCCAACCTTTAATAATTCTTTGAAAATTTATTTTTGGATCACCATATCTAAGGTTACGATCGCCTTGTATAATCTCTTTAGCTTTATCTAATACATCTTCTTTCTTTACCTTAACCTTCATAATACTTCTCCGTATTGTAATTTTAAAACAAATGTTTCTGCCTCTGTATCAAGATCAGCAACTTTCTTTTTAAGTTCAACTATTTCTTTTTCTAAATGTCTTCTCTTATCTGTAGCTTTATTCATTTGATCTGTTGTATCTTTATTAAACATGTCATCATGCTTCTTCAGAACATCTAATCTCTCACCTATACTTCTATGTTCAACATTCTTTAGGTCTATTTCTCTTTCCAAACCATTACGTTGTAAGCGTAAAGTTTTTATTTTTTCTATGGTCATTTTTCTCCTTCGTATTGTTTTACTAAATTCTCATATTGATTTTGTATTTCCTCAATCTTGCTTGATCTCTCTTCATTATTAATAATCTTGTTAGTTTTTCTTGCTTTATCAGCCAACTCTCTTAATCTTTTCACATCAACCAAAGTGCAGTATCGTAAGAAAGATTGTGGAGGAACGCCAAGAGGACCCCATGAACTACTCATAAGATCCTCCTGATTTTAAAGGTTGGTATAAAGTGTATTCGTCACAGAGTTTTACAGCCTCACTATCATGGAATGTGCAGTGCCAAGCTTTGTCTCCCGTATCGACTGGCTTTGCATGCTGACAGTTGTAACAAGCTGGAGAAGGATTGATTCCTTCCCAACATGTGCTTTTTTTAAAGCACATTTTACAAGCAAAATAAGCAGGATCAGAAGATATTTTCCTTCCTTTACCTTCTAACACTACGTTTATTCTCCTTAGTAAATCGGCATATTCAAACTCATCATAGCTAACTATCTCTGAGAGATACTCACTAGAGTTTTTATTATATGAAACTAGGCATGCTTTATGCATGCCACTTAAACCCATTAGTAATTGCATTTGTGCAAAGTATTTATAGTCAGATACTTTTACCCCAACCTTCTTGCATCTCTTCCATCTTGCATCGTTCATACTTTTAATTTCTAGTATGTGTTTTTCTTCATCTATAATTATTACACCATCACCATTACCCATGACATGATTACCAAACATGCTGTAACGATGTTGTTTACCTGTCTCTTCATCAATCTCACTAACTTCAAAGCCAGCAAGTTTTAAATCTTTTACAACTTCATCTTCTATTCTGTGACCATCTCTAAAAATTCTTTTAATTTTTGGTTTAACTTCTGATTCAGGGAAACCTCTTAGGCAATATGATAGATAAGCGTTACATGAATTACCAACACCTGATGCACCTATATATCTTCTAGGTTTTTCTCTATCTGAATCTTCAAAAGCTTTATCAATTAATTCTTCAACTGATAGTTTTGTTGTTGTTAAATAATCATCTATATTCATTTGTAATCTTTGTACCTTCTTCCAGCATAAAGCATGTCTTCTTGCTCCACTGTTATTAAACGAGCTTTGTATCCCCTCTCATGATTAGCCATGCGAGAGTTTCGATTAATAGTTTTAGCTTTCTTCTTTGCTGATATTAACAGTGATCGGTGATCCCTTTCCCTGTTTGTCGTCTTCGTCATCTTTTGCTACCTCATATATTCCTGATGCTATCTCTTCTAATTCTTTACGAGAAAGATTATTCATATCTTTTGTTTGAACGTCTACCTGTGCAAAGCTTAGTGATACATCTGGAACTACTTTATTTAATAATGCTGTGAAAACTCTAGCCTGTGTAGGATTCCACTCTCTTGTTCCATTTAATACTTCCTGTGCCATTGTTAAATTCTTACTAAGTTTTTCTGAAATCTTACCCCTCAAAACAGATACCTGTTGAGGGGTAAGTGATGGAGTAGTCTTAGACATTAAAACGGGATCTCATCCGTTGATGTTGTTGAGGAGGTTTCAACAACAGTTCCAGCAACTACAGGATAATAAGCACCAAATCTTTTGACTCGGCTACCCTCCCTTTTCATTCCCGTTGTGTCTGTGTACTCATCTTTCTCGACATGAACGCCTACCCTAAGACCGACTAAGGAGGAAATATCCCCTGGCTTATCAGGGGACGGGTGACCGCCATGTGTCAACAGAGCCTTGAGTTTTTCTCTACCCCACTTCTGAGCATTGGTTTTATTATTCTTTTCTTCAACACTCAAATTGTCTCCTGCAGGTACATGTACGTTGATAAAATCTTTTATTGATGATCCAGTACCTTCGTCTTTCAAATCAATAACAACTTGTTTACCACCTGTACGTGTATCCTTAACTTCAGCAGAATTAATTTTACAATTATAATCTCCAGCTTTTAAAATTGATCCACCAGAAGATTCCTTCTGTGCATCGACACCATCTAACGATAGTTCTCTAAATGAAAATGACATTATGCAGCCTCCTTTTTATTTGGTTTTGTCATTAGTTTAAAAATATCAGTGATATCTGCAGTACGCATCACTGCTTCTATCTTCCTGTTTGGGTCTCGGACTTTACCTTTCCATCCTCTTACTTCATCACAAACAAGAAACCTTTCGATCTGAGGATTTGTACGATCACCATCAGTTACACGCACACCACACAATACATTGTCAAATATTGCAGGTAGTTGTTTCTGTATTGATGCTCCTTTAATCATCGCCCAATAATCTGTTTCACCATTGTCGTTTGTTTCTTCTTTTGCTAATGCTGTAACAACAACATTGTAAGGTAAGTCTCTTATCCACTTAACACTACCCAACATCAGACGTTGATTATCTCCCCACATAGCAAGTTTATTTCTGCTATCTCGGTACTCAACTTCTAAATGTTGTATAAGTCTGTCAGATAATTCTGTTAAACTATCCAACATAATCCATTTGTATCCTGCATTCCTAAAGTCTTCTGTGTCCATAAGTTTACAGATACCTCTGAATGAATAGATATTTTTTGATGGATTATTCTCACCATCCCACGATGTGAATGGTAAATAGTCAATGTCTGCATTCATTACTGAACGCAAACCACTCTCTCCACTTATGATAAAACCTTTACCATAATGTTTTTTCATATTGATTGCTTGGGTAGTCTTTCCCCAACCATGATGTCCATATAACAAAGTCTTCTGAACACCAGAATTTTCGACTGCTGATGTACTCATAGGTTTAAACGTCATTCAAACTCCTTACCTCTATTGAAGGTTTAATATGTTTAATAGTTAAAGCATCCCTCAAATCATTCTGCTCTTTAGTAGTAAGGTTTTTAAAATGCTTGCGATGTATGCTTAAATTTTCGCTTACAAAATGAGGAAGCACACTACCTGTATACAAAGATTTTAACTTGGTAGAATCCCAAGACCAATTCTCTCTTCGCTTTAAAGTTACCTCAAATTTATTAGTTGTTTTTGTATGTGTACCTGCAGATGTAGGTAATACTTTAGTTAAGTCGTCTCTTACAGTATCTCTTTTAAATGTAAGTTTATCAATCTGAGCTTGTAAGTTTTCATACTGTGAACATAATGTGTCAAAACTGTGTTGCTCTGGGGTTGAAACATTGGCATTATTAATCTTGCCATCGTCTTCTACATATACTTGAAATGGATCTTCTTCCATAAATTCTCCTTAAAGTTATGATACAGAACATCTGTTCGGTATCTTATTACACAACTTTGTTTGTATGCTATTGACAACATAGTGTCAACTTATTAATAACTATTAAATAACTTTATTACAGAGGAATATGAAAGTAATATTTAACATTGAAAAAATGGTGAATGATTTAGGTGGTGCAGCCAAGGTAGCAGAAGCTATTGGTAAGCATCGCACAGCACCTTATGGTTGGATAGCCAGAGGTAAAATAACAAGTGACATATTAGAATTAATTAAACTTAAATTTAAAGGAACTAACATCGATGGATACTTTGAAACTACCACAACAAAATGAAATACTATTAGAGGCATTTGAATATTTAGATAAAGGTTGGTCAGTAATACCTATACACCCTACTAAAAAATTACCTTTAATTAAATGGAAAGAATATCAATCACGTCATGCAACAGAAGATGAATTAAATAATTGGTTTACACAATTTCCTGATGCACAGATAGCAGTTGTTACAGGAAGCATATCAAGTTTAATTGTTGTTGATGCTGATAGTGATGATGCAAAATTATTTTGCAAAGCAAATAATTTATCTTCACCTTTTGCAGTTAAGACAACAAGAGGTATGCATTATTATTTTGCACATCCTAAAAATGGATACAGAAAAAAGAATGCTACAAATTTATATGGTGTAAAACATTTAGACTTACGTGGTGATGGTGGTTACGTATTAGCACCACCTAGTCATGGTAAAAAGTGGGAGCCATTCACTATTGATTGGGAAGACATGCCTATATGGGGTGGTGATGGTGACTTAGTTGATGTCAATTTTTCGTGGGAAAACCTTGATTTATCGAACGTACAAGTCAAATCACCAGAAGATTATCTACCTACATGGGAACGATTTGAAAATCTTACAAAGAAAAATGGTAAGCTTGGTGAAGGAGATGGACGCAACGATGCATTGATTCGTTTTGCTGGAGAGAAAGTTAACAAAGGTATAACAGGAAGACAGTTAAAAGATTTATGTCATAAATTTTCTGATGAGTTTTTTCAATATGATTTAGAGAAAGAAGAATTTGAAAGAACAATATCTAGTGCAGAAGAAATGCATAGACGTGATCATCCTTACTTGTATGATGATGCAGGTAGTCGTATCAATAAAAAGTTTAGACCAATCTATGCAAGTGATATTGAATCATTAAAAGAAAGAACAAGTAATCAAAAATATTTAGTTGATCCATTCTTACGACCAGCATCTATCATACAAGTGTATGGTTACTCTGGTCATGGTAAATCATTTATAACATTGACTACCATGTGGCATCTAGCATTAGGTAAAAACTTTGGTGCATTTGAAATCAATGCACCCTCTCGTGTTTTGTATATGGATTTTGAAAATGGTGCGAGTACAGTTACAGATAGATTAGATATCATGAACAGATCATACGGAGATCCAGATACTAACATGATGTATTGGTCATCAGCATTAATCAAACCAGAGGATGGTGGTGATATGAATCTACAGACAGATGAAGGTGTTGATATATTAGAGGGTTGGTTAAATGAATTAAAACCTGATGTCGTTGTCTTTGATACTATTCGTACAGCATTTGCAGGCTTGATGGAAAACAATGCAGAACAATGGGCAAGGATAAATAGTATCTGTTTAAAGATACGTAACAATGGTGCATCTGTTATCATGTTACACCATGCTAATAAACCTACACAAGATGGATTAGGTAGAGAGGCTGGATCAACTAACCAATTAACTGTCGTTGATCAACAGATAAGGATTACTCCTATTGTAGAAGACAAGGAAATAGCTAGGACTAAAGCATCTAAACATGATCCAGCTAAGATAGTAGGATTAAATAAGTTACTTGAGGCAGACAGTAGGCTAGGTTTAACGATAGAGATGTCTTATGGAAAGCTTAGGGATCATACGGATAACCATGCCACTGTATCTATTGGCTTTGCTGAACGTCTCAAGACTGGTGAACAATATATTGTATCTGAGTCATCACCTAAACAGAAAGCTTTACGTATGAGTTTCAATGGATCAACAGTCATTGATATTGCTAAAGCTTTAATGATACCTTCTCGTACAATCAAACGATGGTTAGGATTAAATGATTGATAAAGTAGATGTCAATAAGTTTCCTATGGTTAGAGTCACATGGGTAGACGCAAAGGATGGGGTATCTGGTTGGGAAGAAATAGAAGAAATAGTTAATTATGATTTAGCTACTGTGGTAGATATAGGTTGGATGGTTTCTAAGGATGCCAGAAAAATTGTGATCATGGGTAGCTTCTGCACAAGTGATGAAGATCCACAAGAAGGTGGAAGATATACGGCTATCCCTACTAGCTGGGTAACGAAAGTAGAATATTTAAAAGTTGATAAAGTTAAGTTGATAGAATGACTACGCTACGGCTTCGCCTTCGCTAGCTTTACTCTCCAAGACAATCGAAGATTGGCTTGGCTTCATAGAAGCAAGCATTCTATCAAAATTTTCATCGTTGTCAAGTAGACACCAAAATACACAACTAACACTTGCAAAACTACCCATAAGTTGTGTATAAGTTATCATACACATACTACATAATGTAGTTGGGAGACATTAAATGATACAACGTATAGTATCACAGAGACGATATGCCAAAGCGAGTGCCTGTGACTTCACAGGATATAGAATGGCTTCGTCAAAATGCCGAGAATTTACCTGTCAAAGATATAGCAAAACGTTTCGATTGCTGCATCGACACAGCCAAAAGAATTTTACACCGAAATGACATCATACATTTTGATGGAGCAAAATATGAGAAGAGACGGGATCACGATTTAAAGATGTGGAGTCGACCCTGTATGGGTTGCAAGTCTACTGATCCTCGACCAAAGAATCAATACTTCTGCGACACCTGTCGTGAGAATCTTGATATGGAAAACTCTCATGATGGGTGGGTATAGTGGCTAGGTACACTTACTTCCAAACAGGTGACCCCTTTTCTGAGTGGCATCGTCAACAACAAGGCATCAGGCAAATAGATATCGATGGATGCGAAGTCTGTGAATACTGCTATGCACCTCTCGCTTTATCAGAGACAGCGTATGACAAGGGTCAAAGCTTTAAAGCCTTCTGGACGACTCGTTTATTAGCATTAAAGGCTAACATCCCAGCCTATCTTATTCTGTACAAGGTTGATGAGGCGACAGAGAATAGAGATGTCGTTTCCCTACGTATCAAACGTATCGCACCAGAAGTATCCAAAGACTGGGTAACCATTAAGCCTGAAGATTTTCGCAAAGAATTATTAAAAATACAATCACAACATAGAAAGGAATGTAAGAAACTCCATGAGTGGAAAGACTGCCAAGAGGAAAGGTAGTGGCTTCGAGAGAGAGATAGCAAAGTATCTCAATGAAAAGCTAGGTATCAACTCGTATCGTACACCCCTGAGTGGTGCGATACAAAACTTACGTGCCGACTTGATGGGTACACCTGACTTACATGTCGAGTGTAAACGTACCGAAAAGTTTCAAATCTATGCAGCATTGGAGCAAGCAGAGAAAGCCAGAGAGAAAGGTACACTGGTGACTGTCATTAACAGACGTAACAAAATGACGACAGGAGAATCCTTAGTGGTTATGCGTATGGATGAGTGGCTTCAATTATATGCTGCATACCTAAAAGAGAAAGGAGTTACATGAAAACAAAAATACATATTAACCAACACTTGATACGTGCAAATACTCATCGATCAGAGAGATTAAGAGGAAAAGTTATTACTGTTAAGACATACAAATCTAACACGTATGCAAACAAAGTAACTATTAAAGGTGAGTCGACTGTCGTCTACTCCCCTGATAAACCTTTGAGTTGTGGTGCAAAGGTGTGGATTGAAACAGAAGGAGAAGTAATTATAGAATGAAGTTAGACTTCTGTGTAGCTTGTGGCACACAGGAGAATTTACATCACCATCATCTTATCCCTAAGAGTCGTGGTGGAAGTGACGATGAATCGAATTTAATAACTGTCTGTCAACATCATCATGCGTTAATCCATAACTTTACATGGCGTGGTAACTTGAGTGATTTAATTAAGCAAGGGTTACAACGTGCCAAGAAGAAAGGTGTACGGGTACACGGAACAAAGGAAGAGATGGATAAGCTTCATGAAATAAAGAGACAAGAATATATAGCTTATTGTAAACGTCTTCTTCCCCACCTTGATCCTTGCGTTACACGCAAGGAACAAGCAAAGATATTTCAGGGATTAGGGTTTAAAAGATTCAGAAAATATAAAGGAACAACTGGTGTGTGGGACGATCACGGAGTGTTAAAAGTTATAAGGTGTCTCGTAAGAAACAATCTATACAAGGAGTAAATTATGCCAAAAGTTGGAAAGAAATCTTTTCCCTACACTGCCGCTGGGAAAATGGCTGCAAAGAAAGCAGCGAAGAAGTCAGGCAAGAAGATGATGACAGCTAAACCAAAAGCTAAAAAGAGAATGAGTTATTAACATGTCTTTTGAATATGCAGAAAGCAGAGAAGAAGATGTCGTTATTATGGCGAAGACTATCTGGGGTGAAGCACGAGGTGAATCAGACGAAGGCAAGATAGCTGTAGGCTGGGTCATCAGGAATCGTGCAGAGCAACCTTGCTGGTGGGGTAAATCTATTGCTGGTGTATGTTTAAAGAAATGGCAATTCTCTTGTTGGAATCCTAATGATCCCAACAGTGGAAAGATAGCAGAGTTGAGTGATGATGTTTTGTCTCCCTTTGTTGACATCGCTAATTCAATTCTTGAGGGTAGCGTAGACGATCCAACGTCTGGAGCTACCCACTATCATACCGAAGCCGTTGATCCAAAGTGGGCAATAGGCAGAGAAGCAACATGTGAGATTGGACATCATCTCTTTTATAAGGATATAGGATAATGTGGCATCTATTAGCAAAGCCTCTATTAGGCGTAGTCGCAGACGGAGTTAAAGGCTTCGTTGATACGAAGAAAGCAAAGGCTGAACAAAAACTAACAAAGATTAAAGCTGAAACAAAACTGATGGAAGATCAGATCAAAGGTAAAGTTGCATGGGAACAGAGTGCCGTTGACCAGATGAAAGGATCGTGGAAAGATGAGCTGAGTCTCATCGTCTTACTGCTTCCTGCCGTGTTGGTTTTTACCCCCTTACAGGATCATGTGCATAAAGGCTTTATCGCCTTGCAGGATTTGCCATCGTATTACCATAATTTATTATACATTGCGATCAGTGCAAGCTTTGGAATTAAGGCTGGAGCTGGAGCCATGAGTCTATTCAAGAAGAAGTAATACGTGTGTCAGTTTACTGACACAGTGAGACAGTAACGTAGACACAGGTGGTACGTGTTGTGTGTCGGTTGTTGATACGTTATGAAATTTTTCCTAGTTATGCGTAGAGTTGTGTCACAAAGTTGTTTGTATTCCTCCGTGACAGGGCAGCGTTCTAACCAGCTGAACTACTCCCGCAACTGATTAAAAATCCATATAAACTATAAGGTTTTGATTGTAAACCGCCTTTACGAGAGGCGGTTTTCTGTGTCTAATACTTTAGTTGTTTTTTCGTATAGTAGTCTAAGACAACTTATTGACAATATCTGCATGCTCTTTCTGTGTCAGTTTAGTATATCTACGCACCATGTTGAGGTTAGAATGTCCCATTAAATCAGCGATTGTTGTCTCTGCTGTACCCAACCTTTTTAATTCAGTTCCATAGGTGTGTCTATGATCATGTACCCTATAATCTTTTATGCCTAACTTTGCACAAATACGATCATTCCTTTTTCTTAACCAGACAGATGAGAAAGGCTTACCTATATATCTTCCTGCACTCTTGTCTTGATGCACAAATACATAGCCAGACTTAGGTAACGTCATGCTACTAAGTAATGCTTGAAGCTTAAGAGGGATGTTAACTGTACGTACATTCTTCTTACCATTCTTTCCTTTGTAAGATGTTGTTACGATGAAGTGATCAGCAAACAAATTATGTCGTTGAAGTTTCCTCGCCTCGCCTGCACGTACACCACTATACAGAATGAAGGTGAAGATGCCTATCTCATCACCCTTGAGTTCATTGAGATAGGCTTTCTTCTCATGAGGTAAGAGGTTTCTATCCCTCTCATCATCTATTAAAGTAGGCATCATTATCTTAGGTACTTTGATCATCATACCCAAGTCACATGCACGATTAAGAATAGCCTTTAATATATTTAAGTCTCTCTTCATCGTACTAGCTTTATTATTCTTATGTGTAACATTGGCATACTCTTGTATGTCTATGGGTGTGATTGAATCTAAATCTATCTTTCCAAAGTATTTACTTTGTCGTCTGACCAGTATCTGATCAGACTCCCCTACACCTTCTTTGCGTGCAAGATAATTATTGGCTGCAGCTTCAAACGTATTCGTAGCTATAACAGTTCCTCCCAACATACTTATTTTCTTTGCAAGATATAATTCAGCAGCCGACTTGTTTGCTCGTGCAATACCAGTCGACTCTCTGATTCTTTCTCCACTTACATAACCATATATGTACCAAGTGTTATTACGTAATTTTAATTCTAGCTTCATGTGTGTGCCTCCTATTTATAAAGATGTTTATTCATCCTCCTGTCTTTACTACTCCACTCCAAATCCCATCTCTTTGATAGAGTTGTCATTGCTATGTATTGATCTTCTGCAATGTCGTTGAATGCCGATCGCATGTTTAATACAATTAACGATCGCTTACGTACACCAAGCTTATCCATGATTGCTTTCACATGTATCTTCACAGTATTCTCTGACACGTTAAAACGTTCAGCAATCTCATGATTGCTTGCACCACGTAACAACATCTGCAATACTGCATGTTGCTTAGGTGTCATCTTTGTCATGACTGCGAATGCTTGGTTGTTATCAACTGCACTCATTTCTATCTGTTGATTTGTTTTGGGGAGTTGTAAGAGAGTTGAATCACTCTCTTGTCTATGGAGAAAATTAGATGCGGATCCTATGGAGCGTGACATAATAACAAATGCTTGCTCCAATCCTAACAACCTTCTCTCAACGTCATCTAAACGAAGTACCATTTCTTTAGACATCTTTTATCTTCCTTTCAATTTAAGTTATGTTCATGTACTCTATTGAATACATCTAAGGTTATTAGTATGCCTATCTATGAAAATTGTCAAGAAATCTATAAAGATGGAGATACATGTACTTACCTCGGTAAGTTTCGTGTGTGTGTGAGGGGAAAAAACGCAAGTTTTTCCCCCTCTTTTCGAAAGGAAAATCGAAATAAACAATGATCATAAATGGTACTTATGATAACTGTATGGGAATCATTACAGAAAATAGTTGTGAATAAAAGGGGGTAAATGTACAGTAGAAAGTATCTGTACTTATTGCATGTACTTTGTAATACTATTTAACCAGTGAAAATTTTCCACATGATTTACATTTATCTTTTCCAACATGCTCTAATATTTGATCATCAATCGTAAAGTCTTGTAGGTTTTCAAGAGTCAACATCAATCTATCTTTACAGTAGTTAACATAATCCATTACTAACTCTCTGTTTGGTATGAGATAAGACTTACGTTTATCAACTTTTTGTTTTTTCATTGGATGACTAGTTGTATGTAAGAATAATATTTCTGATTGTATCAATGTATCAATCCATTTCAATGTTCCATCCCTACTCATCAAGGGTACTTTTCTTGCTAAGTCTGTCTTTGATATAAGCATACCACTGAAGTGACAATCCATTAAATACAACATAGCATTCCACTTACTCCCCCCATGAAAAGGATTCAGCCATTTGTAATCAGTCATGAGTTGTTGATTCTTTCTCATGAAACTTGTAATTCTTTGTATGTCACTATTCTTGATAGTGTTTTTAATCTCGTGCATTTCCTTCATGTGTGTCTCCTTCTGTTAATGGTAAATTCTATTGTGAAAGATGTCAATATCATTTCTTTTTGAATCTGTCTGTTACATAAGTGAAATCACAACCACCTACTTGATATCCAAGTTCTGATAATTGTGAACAACACTCATCTATAATACTCCAAACTTTTTCATCATTATTAATAATAGATATTGCGTCTTCATCATTCTTTGCTTTAACATCTATAAACATATCAAGTGTTGGAAATACTCTGTGCATTTTATTCATCTATTTTCTCCATTAGTTTTAATAATTTTTTGTATTCTTTTTTATCTTCTTTAAACCACCAATCATCTATGTCTGTAGATGTAGCGTTGTGACCATTGTGATATTTACTTTCAATGGCACGTAGTCTTTCATTAATTTTTTCTTTAGTCATGCTACCTCCTTGTGTAGATATTGTTTACCTTCATTGGTAAGTTGATAAACGTACACACCATTACGTTCATCAGTGTTTGTCTTCTCTCTTGTGACGTGGTGTTTCTTAATACCTTTGTACAGCTCTGCTTGTATCTGTATGTCATCAACATCTTCTTTGTTGATACTCTCACGAATACTTTTCTGTGTACGTTTTAGTACACCTTTCTTTGCAAGTAATTCTAACATTACTTCAACAGTAAGTTCAGTGTAAGGTTTGCTAGACTCAGATGCTAAATACTTTCTAACATCTGGATCAATAAAATTTTGTTGGTTTTGCTTGGGGTAACTTGCAAGCTTCAACGCTGGAAAGATTTGGGAAGTTGCAGTGGTTGCCGAAGTGGTAGCAGTGGTTGCAGACTTTGCAGCAGGTGCAACCTTTGGCTTAGAAAGAAACGACATCTGTTTCTCTACACCTTTGATGAGTAACTTCTTCGCTTGACCCTTTGTCATGTACCCATTCTCAATGAGTGTAGCGAATGCATTATCGATTAGTTTATTAGACATGATACCTCCTGTATAAATTTTGGTCTGTTTACGTTTGTCCACTCATGCATAGCTGTCTTTGCATGTGTGTAGTATCTTCTGTATGACTCAACTGTTTGTTCAAACGTGCTGTAATCATCTGACTTGTATTCATCAGGCATACACAATGGTGGTAGTGTAAAGTCATGCATAGGAAATACTTTGAATATCTTATCACTTAGTATGCCAGCGATTGTAATGTCGATGATCGCATCAATAGACTTATGTGATGTACCTACACGATGATGCCACTGATTAGATAAACCAGTGGCTAACGTGATAGCATACTCAAAGTTAGCAGACGAATCACCAACCCATCTTGTCATCGGATGATTTTGATATGCCTCCTTGTAAGGTGCAATGTTTGACAAGCCATGCCGATGCAATGCTGTCGATGTCATCTGTGCAATTTCCAATATGATTTTGCCAACATGCTTGTCGCCATACATCACACTTGATTGCATAGGATTTTTATCTAAGAAAAATATATTCATCGCTTACCTCTATTCTCTCGTTCAGTTGTTTCTCTGATGTGTACCCAAACAAAGTTAGTCTTAAGCTGTGGGTGTCTTAATCTTAATAACGTTAGTATCTTTCGTATCAGTTTCATGTGTGTGTCTCCTGTGCAAGGTTTCTATTCGTGAGTCTAAGTCTTTTACTAAGACTTTCACATTGCGTGGAATGTGTTGCACAATACACACTCCACTATCGATAATAATTTCAACTGTATTTCTATCTACTTTCATTCAACCTCCTTAATTGGTGAGTAGTATTGCGATGTATCTGGATCATAGATGACACCTGTCTTGATACAATCTCGTAACCATGATCGTAACCCAAAGTAATGCTCATCTGTTATGATGATACCTTTGTCATCTAATGGTTTCATCAAGCTTGCAAAACTAGACTCGATCAATCTATTGATCTCGTCAGTAGTCATACGAGAATGTGTTGCTTGATGACTAGGCTTAGGCTTTGCAACCTTAACCTTCTTGGTAGCAGGCTTGTCGTATGCATTGTCTCGTATACTATCTGGTATAGTGAGAAGAGTATCTTCTTCTTCTATGCCGTCAAGCCACGTATCATGTGAGTAATCAGTATCGAATATACTTGATTGTTTTGGTTTAGTCTCAACACCCATCAACTTGTCTAGCTGTGAGTCTCCAATAGTCTCGTCAATATCTTTAGTCATGTATCCTCCTATGAATAATTAAAAATTGACATAGCATCATCAAACTCTTGATGTGCTTGCTCCTGTTTAGCTACTTGTTCCTTATGAACTTCGTCATCTACTGGTAGTAGAATGTTTTCATACATCATGTCATAGTGACCCCTTGCAGATCGATATGAACTTCCATACTGAAAGCCTTGTCTAGTGTAGCTGTAATTGTTTGACCCTTCTTTCCAATCTCCTTCTGTGTTACTGTACCAAACTCTTTTACAGTTAATGGGTCTATCTCCCTCACTATCCATTGATGTTATCTCATAGTATTCACGAGCATGTTTTATGAACTTAGTACCAATAGGTAACCCACGCATGTCAATGTCTTTGGTTTTCATACGAGGGAAAGTAATAGTAGTTGGGTCAATATCTTTTTGACCTTTGTTTTCATTATCCCAACCATAAACTGGGGTAGTAAATGCTACTACTTTAGCTGTTCTACCCCAACCCCACCTTGCGTGGGTGTGATTGGTATCCATGAGACGTACAACTGCACCACCATAAGTCTTAGCATGTGTACCCACTGGAAAATATTGAAAGTTAAATAGAGGTTTACCCTCTACCACTTTTGGCTCTATCGTAACTTCTTTTGACGACATGTAAAATTACTCCAATTAGTTCGTGATTTGTTTTGCTTACCTTCAGTTCATCTGAATTAAGCCATACCTCTCTCCATACTCTAGGATGTTGAACACCGAACTTAGCTATCCAACTTGTAGGTATTGTATACTTGCGAAAGATTTTCATTTCATCTGCCTAACCTTTTGCTTATCAGCTTTGATTAGATCAGCGTTGTCGATAACAAATCTCTGACCAAGTAATCTCTTTGCAATCTTATCCATCACTGCTTTAGGTAAGTCATCGAAGTCATGTATGACTGCATAATCTGGATAGAATTGTCTGACTGCCTCTGATGCAATGCCAATACCTATGACATCAACACCACTGTCTACTGTATACTGCACTGCATTACGTAGATGATTGTTCTCAGCTTTAGTACCAAGGTCACATCTTGATGCAGGGTATCCGTCACTCAGCACAAGCAACACTTTACGTTTCTGTCTTTGCTTAAGTAATCTTCTTGTTGCTTGTAGTACAGAACACCCATCAGCATTTGCACCACCACATCGTGAAGCTACCTTCAACATGTTACCTATTGACTTACGTGCCTCTTGGATACGATCCTTGAATGACTTGTAAATGTACATGTCAGTTGGCTCACGTCTTCCGTAAGCTGTGGTGTCATCAAAATACATTTGCTTTTCTACCTTGGTAAGAAAGTCTGACCCTGTAGAGAAACCAAGTATCTCAAGTTCACAACCAGTTTTGTAAACACTCTCGGTCAATCCGATACATGCTTGCATAGCTAGTCTCATCTTGTCACCATGCATACTACCAGAGTGATCAACAAGTATTGTAACTGCTGTGTCTATCTCCTTGATACTTTCCTTAATCTTAAAGACATTTGGATAGCCATTGTATGCACTCACAAGTCGCTTAGTATCAAGTCGTCCAACCTCATGACCACTATCCCAACCTCTAAGTTGAGTTGCCATCAATGATCTCTCAAGCTTACGTCTCATGACACCAAGTGAACTACTCATCTTAGATACTGCAGACTTATACTTTGCATTACCTTTCTCATCAGCCATGTATTTACCAAAGGTAAAGTCTTCATGATAATCAGACATGTACTTATTGTCTTGATCAGTAGCATGATGATACTTGTCACTTGATGTACTAAGAATACGAAAGGGTAAACCTTCTACATTCCTACTACCATTCCTGTCTGGCATCTTCTCTCCAACAAGTACCTCTTCAATGTCAAGACTAGGATCGATTGGATCAACGCTTGCTCCACTAGGATCACCAGCTTCATGACCGCCTTGCTCAAAATCTTTTTTCTTACCAGACTTAGAGTCACCTTGTGATTTGTCACCCTGAGAGTTTTTTGCATTACCTTTACTCCCTGTTTTAGTACCTCTCTTGCTACCATCTCCGAAGATAACATTGGTCAACACCTCTTCCATCTCTGGCTCGCCATTGTTTTTACGTACCATGTCAGCAACACTGATCGCAGCTGTGATCATATCTTTGGTATCTCGCATACCATCAACCATGTCTGTCCAGTTCTCAACTTGCTTACGAATGTCATCAGGTAATGTATCTAAACATTCTTCATTGCCTGAATTATATCCAAGTCTACGTCTGCCTTCCCATGTGATAGCAACTGCACCTACCTTACGTTCATCATCAGCAATGCTTGCATCTTTATCGTATGCTTTCTTGTAACTACGATTGACAGCTTTAGCTGTTGCCTCAAGGTTACGTCTACTACCAGAGTATTCATCAGTGATGACACGTTCGATACGTACATCTTCCAATGCATTCATGAAGACAGGTAAGTATTTATCATCACACATCATGGCTTCTTTCACAGCCTTAGCATACAACTCATTGTCAGTGTGTTTGATATGACCAGCCTCATGATCAACGTAGCCACGACCAACTGATACTTGCTCTTCAGTTAAGTTTTTACCTTGTGGCAACGCAGGCATCCATATTGTACTGCCGTCTGTCTTTGCCTCATTACCTGCAAAGACGACAGAGATATCATGTTTCTTACCAAACGTACGTGCAGCAGCATCGCATGATTGTTCGAAGACATGAGTAGGTATTCCTTTTTCTTTCTCCATATTAATCCTCGTATTTAAAGTTAAGTGGTGTGCCAGATCCCGTGTCGAATACACGTTGAGCAATCTCACTTATGTTTGCAAAGTCTTGATGACCACATCTGTTAAGAATAGATTTGGTAATCGCAAAGGTGAGTGCCGCATTATGATTGCCACTCATCATTGGTAAAAAGAATGTGTACATCTTTGCACACGTCATCAAACCTCTGATAGATGTTGTCATGTAGATCGTACCATTCTTGAATGCATCACGTATCTCGTTAGCAAACTTGACCATCTGTTCAGCAAGCTTTACATCTAACCCTGTTGCCGATGATACAAGCAAGTCTCTCTCATCTATTGGTCGTAGATAAGGTACTGATGTAAAGACATTGAATCTATCTAGGAATGCAAGTGATTGATGTCTTGCACCTTGATAACTTCCTGTCTCATCACCTTGACCCTTGGTGTTAGCCGTAGCAAAGATTCTGAACAACGGGTGTGGCTCAATGAATCTGTCTCCGTCTTCCAAGATGGTGAAGCCTTTGTTTTCCAAAGCACGTTGCAATACATAAGCAACATCTGGTCGTACAAAATCTATCTCATCAAGACACAAGACAGTAGGTGTTCTGACTGCTTGTGGTATGATGCCATCTATGAATTTAGATTTGGTTGATCCACTGTCTGACATGAGTACCTCTCTGCCAACCAAGTCTTGACGAGTAATCTCACTATCAAAGTTGATACGTTTGAATGGATAACCAAGCTTGGCACATATCTGTTCAAGCAATGTTGTCTTACCTGTTCCTGTATGACCAGATAGATAACCTTTCTGATTATGTAACAGACAATACAATACATCTGATACTAACTCTGGTCGAAACACATAGTGTGGATCAAGCTCAGGTACATCAGGATTAGGCTTCTTCCATTTGAATGTAGGCACTTCGTAATCCAATGCCTTCACCTTCTTACCTTGATTGTTTACAAAGATGTCCATTGCATTTTGCATGACAACTTCAGCATCAGCCTCGGTGATTGGTGTGGAATTTTTGTTTGCAGAAGGTGAGGAGTTTGCAACAACACCAGCAGGAAAGCTTGGAGTCGATACTTTCTTTTGCAAATCCTGTATGGTTTTATCTTTCTCCTCCATGTCAGCTTTGTGATTGATTGTATTGATGACACCTCTGTTAGCTGCATCAAGTATGTCACCCAATGTAAGTGATTCACCCATAGATGACATGAGAGTATTAACAACGTCCAATGTCTTAGCTTCAACATGTAAGCTGTTGTCATCATTAGGTGTTGCTGTCTCTACCTCATCATTCTCCATAGATAAGAGTCTTGGTAGTCTCATCAAATCACACATGTGTTCAAGCTGTTCAGATATCTCATGGTCATGAGGTTGTATCTGTTCGTAGCTAGGTGCATTGCCTGCACTTTCACGAGATGCAAGTATAGCTTTGAGTGAGTTCCAACGTGTATCTGCGTGGTGTACTTCCTTCAATGCAAACAATACATAGTCTGTCTCTTGTTCTGAGTCTAAGTATTGCTTGTATAATTTTTCTACTTCATCTTTATCTTCACCCATGTGATATTTTTTTGACTCATGACGTGAACGTAAACTGTCATACAACTGTATGAGCAGTTCAAGAGATAAATCTAAAGTAGATTTTAGTCTGGATTCTGTATCCATATAACCTCCGTGTGTGTGTTGATGTGTAATTGTGAATAAACAACAGCCTTATGCTGTACAATTACACATCATCAAACAGGCAAGGCTGATAGATTGCGAAGAAAGGAACACCTTACCTGCTTGATGATATGTAGTTGTGGGGGAAAGTTATGTAGTTGTGATCATGTTACCTCAATTCAGTTCAGTTAAGTTGTGTGTGTGTTGTGTATAGAGTACACTAATTGTACTTGTATGTAAATGGGTAGTTTGTTTGGATATCACATTTGGCACTACCCAAGCCAGAGAGTTAAGCCAATACTCACAAGTCCAGTTCTTCAGCATTGCAGGATTACTGTATCGCCTTATCCCCATACAATCTCTTCGAGAGATCAAGGGAAACCCTAAGTTATAAGTTAATTAATTATTTTTATTCTAAAAATAATAATTAACTAATGGTTTCTTTTTGAAGCCTTGTGTCTATTGCGTCTATGATTTTCTTAGCAGACTTTGCAAGCTTTGCATGCAATGATATGTTATCCTTGTGACGTTGCAAAACAGCTTGTCTTTCTTGTCGTGTACCTTCTGGTAGCACAGGTTTGTTACCAATCTTAGCCCACATGCTTGACATGTTTGCTTTTCTTGCAGACTCAAGTAAGTCTCTGACACATGGTAAACAATGGTCTTGTAGTTGATCGCCTGCCACGTCACCTTTGTAGTGATGACGTGGATAATCTTTTTCGCATGAATTACATATCATTGTGGTCACCTAAGTATGTAGTATACATTCCGATACCAGTCATGATCGTCATACATAAAAATATCGTAAACATTTCTCCATGTACCCACCATTCCCTGAATGCAAGAAAGGTAGCTACTGCAGATGTAGTTGTGAGCAAGATGCATATAAATCTAATCATAAAAACCTCGTGTGTGTGAAAGTTAACGCATGAGAGCCTTCAACCGACAATCGATCGGTATCTAGCCATTGGTTAAGCCAATGGCGATAGGCTCTCACACAGATGTACATAAGTACCTCCCAGTAATTACTTACTGCTATGCAGTAAGTAAGTTGATTAATTCAGCTTTGGTAAGCCTTGTGTAATTCGTACCCACTGGTGTAGCTTGCTTCTTAGCAAGGTTGTGAGTAGCAGTCGCCAAAGCTTTCTTAAGCTTTGGTGTAGGTGACTTAGCAACACGAGCCGTAAGCATCGCAACAGTAGCCTGTTGCTGTGCAACAGTACGTGGTGCAGATGGCGTTTCAGCCTTAACCTCAACCTTGGTCTTAAGACCAAGATCGGTCATCTTCACAGCACGACACTGATCAACAGCAAAGCTGTCAGACGTACCAACAACTGAAGTACCTTCAGTTGGAGATGTAGCGATGAAAGGCAATACCTTGCCTTTACGAACAACACCGAAGCCTTTGCCGTCAGGCAAAAGACGTAGTGGTCGTGATGCAGTAGCAACTGTGTTGCCAGAGTTGTTAACGAAGTTAACAGTAACGTTTGTAGATGTAAGCATAAAAGCTCCTTTTCGTCAGTGAATCGAAGATTCAAAACACACCATGTGAATGAATCGAAGATTCAGTTTTCCGTCAGAGTTGAGAGGGTAAGCTTTAATACCCTTTCACTTTGAAAGGGTTTAAAGCTAAACCACTTCCAAAATCTCGTGTGTGAAAGCTACTCAATGAGTAGCTTTGTATTCTAAAATGCTTACGCATTTTGAAGTTGCATAATTTGAAGCTATATGAGTTGCTAGCAACTCATCAGATCCTTTGCGAAGTTGAAAACTTTTGCACCAAAAGTACGTTGATCTCCAATCTTGTCCAAGTCCAAAGGACTTGGATTCCTTGTAGTTTCTAGCTACATTAGTAGCTAGATAATCTTTAGCTAAGCTAAACACACCATGTTTTGTCATAATTTTCCTTTCTGGAAGGTTTTATACCCTCTCACTTTGAGAGGGTTAAAACCATAACCACTTTGCCGTTTTGTTGTTGTTTTGTGTCATGATCGTGTGTCATGATTGATAACATCAGTTTGGTTTGCAAAATCGCTAGGTTATGGGTTTTATCCCCTCTTATTCTAAGAGGGGTAAAACCCTATAAAAAATTCGCTATTCGTGTCTGTGCAGTAAAGACGACAGTTAACCACTATCAAGGGTATAACCCTTGATGTGACAGTATTTTCATGTGTGAAGGTTATCTTTTTGCCTCTCGTAGAGAGTAAGCCGAAACGTTTGGAAACCTATGTAAACAACCTTAATAAGGTTGTATACAGCACCAGAAACCCTACGTATCCTGCAAAAAACCTAGGTTTTTCCTGTGTCAACATGTGTGTCACGCAAGACATGGGGGGCGTACCCTGCGACCCGATGACGGCATGTGCCACGTTGCTGTTGGATACCTACATAAAATTCTGCAAAACTAACAACTTCTGTATTGAAAAGGAGACACTATATGGTTGTAACTAATAGACAAAAAGACTTTAAGGAGTCAAAAATAACTGCAAAGGATTTTGCTAAGGCTATACAAAGCCTAGACTTATCTGCAATCTCTGATCCTGAGAAAAAGAAACAAGCTATTATAGAAAGAGTCTTTCAAATAATGGCAGAAGAAATCAAAGACACCCGTGCCAAAAAAAAATTGCAGGATGAATTGAAAACTTTAGCATACAATAAAAGACAAATGGGATTATAAATGCTGACTCGTAAAGATGCAGCTAAGAGACTTCTTGTATTACGTAATGCAGAAGAAACATTTTTGGGTTTTGTTAAAATGCATCATGCTAAATTTGAATTAGCAAAATTCCAACGAGACTTAATAAATAAACTAGATGATGTTGAAAGAGGTAAATGTAAACGCCTGATGATTAACATGCCACCAAGACACGGCAAATCATTTCTCGCATCTTGTCTATTCCCAGTCTACTATGTTGGTCGTAATCCTGAACGTGCCGTGATGTGTGTTACTTACAACTCAGAATTATCCATGACATTCGGAAGACAAGTCAGACAATATGCAAAGGATCCCAACACACTACAAACATTTCAAAACATGGAGTTGTCTGCTGACTCTCGTGCCGTAGATAACTGGGGTACAACAAAAGGTGGTGTCTACTACTCTATCGGTTTAGGCGGTACAACTACAGGTAGACGTGCCAACCTACTCATCATTGATGATCCTATCAAGTCTCGTGAAGATGCAGACTCAGCAACACAACGTAACAAAGTCTGGAATTACTACGTAGCATCCCTACTCACTCGTCTTCAACCACTTGACTCACAACCACCAGCCGTCATCTGCATTGCTACTCGTTGGCATCCAGACGACTTATGTGGTCGTATTCAATCACAAGAAGATTGGAATGAATGGGATCACATTAACTTTCCTGCTATCATTGATACAGAATCAGATAATGAAATACGTAATCCAGAATACGCACACTTACCCTTAGCAAAAGTATCTCGATACAAACGCTACATCAAAGTAAAAAAACAAATACCTTTATGGGAAGAAAGATTTCCTATGACAGATTTACGTAAAATGGAAAAACTTAATCCTCGTGAGTTTGCTGCACTCTATCAACAATCACCATACATCAAAGGTGGTAACATGATTAAAACAGAGTGGTGGAAATACTATGATAAAGAAGACATCGACTTAGAAAAATTTCCTACCATCATCATTGCATGTGATACAGCATTTAAAAAAACATCGACTGCCGACTACTCCGTAGCCGTTGTCGCTGGCTTAGATAGTCAAGGTGACATTTACATCATTGACATCAAACGATCACGTTATGACTTCCCTGAATTAAAACGTATGCTAATTACACTCAACACCAAATGGCGTGGCAGAGGTTTACGTGGCATACATATAGAAGATAAAGCATCAGGTATGTCATTGATACAAGAGTTAAAAAATCAATCAGGGATGGCAATCATTCCATACAAAGTATCTTCTGACAAAGTATCTCGTGTTTCTGCCATCACCGACTTAATAGAAGGTGGTAGAGTCTTCTTACCAAAAGCAGCAGTATGGCTTGATGACTTTATAGAAGAAGCAGTCTCCTTTCCTAATGGTACACATGATGATCAGATAGATGCCTTATCAATGGCATTAGATAAACTATCACGAATGTCATTCAATGCAGGTGAATTAGAATCTACACCTCTTACAACAATGGGATCATTACAAAGTGAATTAAAAGAAAAGAAAACAACTTGGTTTGGATGGGGAGAATAAGGACGACATACTCTCTTTCTTTCTTCTATTTATAACAATTAATCAGGAGCAGCATGCAAGGTTACAGAGAAAAGATACTTAACGATGAATCTAATGTCGTAATAGATTTATCACGTCACATTGATAAGCTAATGAAGTATGAAGATATCTCTTCAGACTTAAATGATGAAGAGGAACACAAGATAGTTTCTTACGTTAAATCAATGGTAGATATGTCTCACGAAAAGATAAGAGGCAGATACGATCACTGGAGAGAAACAGATAAGGCACATGATGTGTATGTTTCTCCTACACAAACAAAGTTTAGAGAAAAAGCAGTCATAGCCGATACTCGTGCAGTGGCTGACACAGTAACAACTTATTTGATGTCTGCATTGGCAGGAAGAAACCCCATGTTTATGTTGGAAGGTTTAAATAGAAAGTCAAGAAAAGTTGCTGCTGTATTAGAAAGAGTTTTACATCAACACATGAGACGTACAGCAGGTGAAGCAAGAATGGCACAGATGCTTCTTGACTCTGTACGATATGGTTTTGCACCAACAAAAATAGTTTGGGATAATAAAACAAACCAATCTAAAATAATTAACTTTGATCCACGTAGAGTTTTTCCTGATCCTCGTGTTAACTGGGGTGATTGGGAAAATATGCAATACATTGTATGTTCCGATTTTCAATCTTACAATTCTCTTATACAAACAGGTTTATATCCTAAATTAAAAAAGTATCCTTCCCTTCGACAACTTGCACCAACAAAAGCTTCTTGGTCGGCACATCGTTGGCAACAAGATAAAGGTAGAGGATTATCTATTGATCCAACAGAATCATTAGAAAGAAATAATATTGGTAATAGTGGATCACACTTTACACTTGGTAATGCACGTACAGTAGATGAGTCATGGGTAAAATTATCTGGTTATGAAATTGGTATACCACAAATAGAAACAATCTTTCTTGTCATCACAGTGATGGATGAAGATGTTGTTATTCGTTTCCAACTTAATCCTTATGGTCAACAATTACCATTTGCGTTTGGTGGATTATATCAAGACTCACATAAAACATATGGTCAATCGTTATACGACATCATGTTACCACTTCACGATATTGCAACATGGTTGTTACGTTCACGTATAGACAACGTGCAAGCTGCACTA